TGATGGTGTGGCTGTGCCTTCACTCGATGCCCTGGAGCGTGTGCTCTCAGTGCTGGGCTTCGAGCTGATCGTGCGGCCTCAGACGTTCGACAAGTAACCAACCGGAGAGTGAACATGACGAAGATCCTTGCGACCCTGAAGCACGACCTGACCGCCAAGGCTGGACAGGTGCTGATCCTGCACGACAACGGCAAAATCTACGCTGTTGATGGAGACATCGTGGAGCTTGTGGTGCGCAGTGTGCCTGCTACCCCCGCTCCTGAACCCGTCTGGACTGCCAAGGTGGTGACCCCTGAGCCTGCTCCTGCCCCGGCACCTGAGGTGGATATCCAGTCGGCACGTGAACGGCGGAACCGGCTGGCCGAGGCGAACGCGCTGCTGTTGCAGGGCATGACGATCCGCATGGTGTCGCACAAGACCGGCATCCCGCGTGGCACGCTGGGCAACTACCGCACCAACCTCGTGCGGGCCGGACTGCTGGAGGGCAGCGCCAAGCCGCGCAAGAGCCACTTCTTCAAGAACGACAAGACCCTGGAGGCGGCGCGTGAACGTGGCCGCAAGCTGGCCGAGGCCAAGAAGGCGAAGCGGGATGCGTCCGCGTGAGTGACCACTGCTGGTGCGATCCTCATGGGGATAACGCCACTTGCGACCGGCCTTGTTGCCGGTCGCAAGACCAGCGCCGTGCAGAGGCAGAGGCTATCGTCGAAGCAGCGCGCCAAGCGCGCCTGAAGTGGGAGAAAGAACGTGACAACAACTGTGAGCAAGCTACCGCCCGTGGTGCCGCACAAGATCGGCAACATCCCTGAGACGCTGCGCGTCCTGCTGGGTGCGATGGATATCCGGCGGCAGTTCCTCAAGCAGGCGTACTCGGACAGCGAGGAGTACTGGCAGTGTCAGCGAGACCTTGCCAATCTGGAGCGGCGCTGGGCTGAGGCCGAGGCGCTGTGGGCGAAGCATGTGGCGAAGGAGGGCAAGTGATGAAGCTCATGCTGCCCGACCTCCTGGAGCATATCAGGAGCAGGAAGATGCCGCTCGTCTCCATGGACGGGAAGATCACACCGACCAAGCCGGGAGATAAGCGGAGAGAGCAGCTGCTGCGCCCGCTGTTGCCGCTCATTCACCAAGCCGAGAAGTTTATCTTCGACAGCGGGACTGACCAGGATGAGGAGACCACAACGGCGGTGAAGTCCACGGTGCAGGCCATGTTTGACTTCGGCCTCTACCATCTGCCCGCACCGGTCATATGGATCGAAGATCCGTTCAGCGACGACCAGCGAGGCCCAGCGGATCGTAACTACTACCTATGTACAGAGCGTGATGGCATAATAAATGTTTACTTCCTTCAAAGTATTGACCCCACCAAGTTTGGTAAGCCGCGCTTCTACACCGTCTTTGCTGCTGAGTTAGTTCTTGACCTTGCGCGACCTACCTACTTCGCTGTCGCTGGTGACAGTGATTATTGCGCCCCCTCTGTGGAGAAGATCCTCGGCGAGGTTATCTACTCCGTAAACAAGTTCATCGTCACGATGGCCGCACCGCAGACCATCCGTGAGCGTGTCGGTATGCCTAAAGATCGCGCCAGTAGGATCGGTCGGCGCAGTTACGAGCACACCATCATCCGTGTGCCGAGCTACACGCCCGAGCCCGGTTCAGGCTCAGCGAACGGGCCGCAGGGTAAGCGCCGTATGGGCCTCGTCGCGGGTTATGTGTGGGGCAAGAACACACGCCCGGTCAGTGAGCAACGCTGGATCGCCCCCCACTGGCGAGGTGACGCAACACTTGGTTTAGTTCCCGCCAAGGTGCGAGTTGTTGAAACCCGGGAGCTGAAGGAGAGCAAGTGATGTCTGACGAAACCAAGGTGTGGCTGGCGATCTGCGGTGTGGTAGGCGTGATCGTGCTGGTCGGTGGGCTGCTGATCCTCAGCTACAACACCCATCAGGCTGAGCTGCGCAAAGCAGCCTGCGTGAACCCCGACACTGTGGCCTGTGCCCTGGCGGTACGGCGATGAGTGAAGAGGCCATCGCCCAGGCTCGGCGGTTGCATCACCATGTGATGAACGGCGGAAACGTCACAGCCCTCGACCTATCCAGGCTAGTACAGGCGATGGAGCGGATGCAGGCTGAGCAGTTGAAGTGCGCAGCCTGTAACCTTCTTACCGGTCTCGAATACAGGGGAGGATAGCGCGTGACACCGGAGGAGTGGGCGGAAGCCATCTACGATGCGACCGGCTGGACCATCGGCGAGAGTATGGCGAAGGCCATCGGCACCCTCGTGGAGACCCAGGCCAAGGGTGAGATCGTCCTACTGCGTGCGGAAGTAGAGTGGCTGCGCGATGAGAGGGAGCGGCTGGCTAAGGAGATGGCCAAGGCGCAGCTCGCTGTGCTGCCGTGGATGGATCAGGTGGGGTTCCTCAACGCTGAGTACGCCTACCTGACAGATGCGCTGAAGAAGATCAGCGCAGCATCCACTGACGAGACTGGTGTGTACGCCCGGCGCATTGCGCGTGAGGCGCTTGAGGGGAGCAAGCAACGCTGTGAGCAGTGATCAGAGCAACGCCGCTGCGGAGCGCAGCGCGCATGTCACCAGGGGTGATACACGCTCCATCCCTGGTGAGAGCTTCCTCGTGGAGGTGAAGCCCGGTGTGTTCCAGATCAAGGCACTCGCCGAGGCCAACCAGATCGTCGCCGAGTTGCAGGATGCGCTGCGTGCGGCCATCCTCGTGCTGGAGGTGAACGGCATGTCGGCGGGTGACTTCCGTGATGTGCTGAAGCGGAGCCGTCGTGCCCAGACCCAAGCATGACGAGGAAGCCCTGAGGCTGGCGAAGGCGGTCGGCACGGTTCTCCGTGTCGCCCGCAAGCAGAAGGGCATGAAGGCAGAGAACCTAGCCTACGACATCGGCGTGGCAGCGCAGACGCTATCCAACTGGGAGACCGGTAAGTTTCTGCCCTACACGCCGCACCTCATGGCTGCGTGCAACATCCTGGGGCTACGCATGTCGAAGGTGTACGCCGCAGCGGAGAAGATGCTGTGGATGCAGGATGTGATGAAGGCGTCAGCCAAGCAAGCGAAGGAGCGAGCGAAGAGTGAGCGAGGGGAGGAAGGATGATGCGGGCAAGCTGCCATACCAGCTGCTGCCATCCGACGCAGTGGAGGAGATCCTCCGCGTGCTGGACTTCGGTGCGCAGAAGTACGAGCCGCGCAACTGGGAGAAGGGCATGGCGTGGAGCCGTCCGTTCTCTGCATTGATGCGCCATATGTGGGCGTGGTGGCGCGGCGAGCGCACGGACCCTGAGACTGGCATCTCGCACCTAGCACATGCAGGATGCTGCATCCTGTTCCTGCTATCGTACGAGCTGCGCAAGGTCGGTGCCGATGACCGACCGGGAGGAGGCGATGAAACTCGACCCTGAGGTCAGAAAGGCTCTGGACGATCTCGGTGTTGGCTATACCATCGAGAAGAGCCGGGACCACTACTTCGCCAGGGTAGCTGGGTACCCGCGCATCATCGTCGCGGGTAACCACGGCAAAAACAAACACGGTGAACGCAAGGGCACGCTGCGAGATATCCGGCGGCTCAAAGAGCGACTGGAGAGGTGAACCAAATGCCAAAGACCACGTTCAACGCAACCAACACTGTCTACACTGTCACCACTCCGAGAACAGCAACCGGCACCTTCAGTACTGCTGAGTGGAATCAACTCGCCGATATGCGAGACATCGCCAGGACGAATGTAAGAGATGTGCTCGACCGCGAGTTCCCGCCCGAGCTGCGGGAGTTCCTGATCTGGCTGGTCAACAACGACGCGCACATCAACGCCAAGTTCATGGCGTTCAGGGCGTGCAAGCGGATCGGCGTGGAGATCAAGTGATGGATATCGTCACCATCGATCTGGAGACCTACTACGACCGCGAGTATTCGCTGTCGAAGATGACGACCGAAGCCTACGTGCGCGATCCGCGCTTCGAGGTGGTCGGTGTTGCCATCAAGGTGAACGGGTTCCCGACTGACTGGTACAGCGGCTCCGACCCGGGCAAGTTCCTGCGCCAACTCAACTACCGAGATAAGGCGATCCTCTGCCACAACACCGCCTTCGACGGTGCGATCCTGTCGTGGCACTACGGCATCCGCCCGAAGCTCTGGCTCGACACTCTGTCGATGGCGCGGCCACTGCATGGCAGCACGATTGGTGTGTCGCTCAAGGCGCTCGCCACGCACTACGGCCTTGGTGAGAAGGGCGACGAGGTGCTGCGCACGCTCGGGATGCGAAGGGCTGACTTCACGCCCGACGCGATGGCACGCTACGCTGAGTACTGCGTGAAGGATGTGGACCTCACCTACGCGCTGTTCCGCAAGCTGGCCAAAGGGTTTCCCTCGCAGGAGATCCATCTCATCGACACCATCCTGCGCATGTACACAGAGCCTTCGCTGGTTCTGGATACCGATCTGCTGAACAAGCACCTCGACGAAGTGGTGACGCGCAAGCAGGCGCTGTTGGATTCCTTCGGTCAGGCTGGTGACGACGACACAAAGTCCCTGCTGATGTCGAACGAGAAGTTCGCAGCATACCTACGCGATTGTGGTGTGACGCCGCCGACCAAGATCAGCAAGACCACGGGCAAGCCCACTTACGCCTTCAGCAAAACCGACAACGTGTTCACCTCAATGGTGGAGCATCCTGATGAGCGTGTCTCCACAGCGGTCGCTGCTCGCCTTGGTGTGAAGTCCACCATAGAGGAGAGCCGCACGCGCTCTCTGCTCAGTGTCGCGTCGCGTGGGCCGCTGCCCATCATGCTCAACTACTACGGTGCGCACACTGGTCGCCTGAGCGGTGGCGACAAGATGAACCTCCAGAACCTGCCGCGTGGCGGTGCGCTGCGACGTTCCTTGTGTGCGCCCGATGGCAAGCTGTTGGTGGCGTGCGACTCGTCGCAGATCGAAGCGCGTGTGGTGGCGTGGCTGGCAGGGCAGAGCGATCTGCTTGAAGCCTTCGCACAGGGGCGTGATGTCTACAGCGAATTTGCCAGTGCGGTGTACCAGCGCAAGGTCAGCAAGAGCGACAAGCTCGAACGCTTCGTTGGTAAGACCTGCATTCTTGGCCTGGGCTACGGCATGGGTGCGGCGAAGTTCCGCGACACGCTGGCGCTCGGCATGGGCGGCATCAAGGTGGAGATCGAGGAGGTCGAAGCCTTGCGCATCGTGAAGCTCTACCGTGAGAAGAACTCTCGCATCGCCATGCTGTGGACCCGCTGCTCCAGTGCGCTCAACAGCATCGCAGGCGGCATGGAGTTCGACATCGCGCCGAAGGTGCTGGCGTCGCTGGTCACCACGAAGGAAGGCATCCGCCTGCCTAACAACCTCGCTATCCGCTACCCGGCGCTGCAAGAGACCGACCAGAACGGGTACGTGTATGCCAGCGACCAGCGTCAGTTCCGCGAGGCGCTGAGGGCGCGCGTGGTGGGCGAGCCTGTAGAGGCCGACAAGATGACCCGCATCTACGGCGGCAAGGTTGTTGAGAACATCGTGCAGGCCGTGGCGCGCATCGTCGTCACCGACCAGCTGGTGGAGATCAGCAAGCGGTACAAGGTCGTGCTTCAGGTGCACGACGAAGTGGTCATCGTGTGCGACGAGGATGAGGCCGAGGAGGCCAAGGCGTTCGTGATGGGCGTGATGTCCACACCGCCTGAGTGGGCCAAGGGCCTGCCCGTCGCGTGCGAAGCTGACGTTGGTAAGACCTACGGAGATGCGAAGTGATCACCCGTACGATCTGGTGCTGCGCATGTCTCAAGGATGTGGAAGCCCGCCTCACCGATGGCCGGGAGATATACCCACACCGCCCTGACCTAGCCGACCACCCACGCTGGAAGTGCGATACCTGCGGTAACCATGTGGGGTGCCACAACCAAGCGAAGATACGCAACCCTCGCCCCTTGGGTAATATACCCACCCCGGAGCTAAGTAACGCTAGGCGACACATCCACGCGATCTTAGATCCCCTGTGGCAGTCGAAGCGGATGACGCGGAGTGAAGTCTATACCGCCATCTCAAATAGACTTGGGTATCGCTACCATACAGCCGAGATCAAAACTTTATATGAAGCTCGCTGCATATATTTCATCGTAAAGGAGCTGAGCCGTGAGCAGCTGGCATAACTACTTCATGGACCTCGCGCACAAGACGGCCTCCCGGTCCAAGGACCCCACCACCAAGGTGGGTTGCATCGTCACCTCCAAGGACAAGGTGGTCGTGGCGTCGGGCTACAACGGCATCCCCCAGGGGGTGGCTGATCTGCCTGAGCGCATGGAGCGTCCGGCTAAGTACCTCTGGACTGCCCACGCTGAGGAGAACGCGGTGGCCCTGGCGGCCCGCGTTGGGGCATCGCTGCGCGATGGCTCGGCCTACGTCACCCACCACCCGTGCAGCCGCTGCGCGCGGAGCCTGATCCAGGCCGGGATCAAGGTGGTCTACATCGGCGATGGCACCACGAGTATGCCCGCAGAGGAGTTCGACGTAGCCCGGATGATGTTTACAGAGGCGGGTGTGGAGCTGCTACACTTGCCTCCCGAACCAGACGAAGGCTGACCATGGCTACGACGCTCTCTCACTCGTTCTCATCCATCAAGATGTATGAGAACTGCCCCTTCCGGTACTACCACCAGCGTATCGCCAGGACGGTAACCGACCAGGGGGGTGAGGCGAGCGCCCATGGCGAGCGCATCCACAAGTACATCGAGGACCGGCTGAAGGGGACGCACACCCCCGGCGAGATCGCCGACATCGCTAACCTTGAGCCGGTCATCGCCAGTGTGGAGAAGCTGGCAGCGGGTGGTACGCTCGCCACTGAGCAGCAGTTGACACTTACGCAGGAACTGAAGCCCACCTCTTGGTTCGCCAAGGATGCGTGGCTCCGGTCCATCCTCGATGTCATGGTGGTGCAGGGTTCCAAGGCCGTGGTGCTGGACTGGAAGACCGGCAAGCGGCGGCCTGACTTTACGCAGTTGGAGCTGTTCGCTTTACAGGTGTTCGCGCATCAGCCGGACGTGCAGGAGGTCAGCACCGGGTTCATCTGGACCAAGGATCTGGCCTTCGACCGGGAGACCTACAAGCGCGCGGATGCACCCGCGCTATGGGCGAAGCTGCTGGAGCGCATCCACCGGATCGAGCAGTCCGTGGAGACCAACGTGTGGCCGATGAAGCCGAGCGGCCTGTGCCGCTTCTGCCCGTGCAACCACTTTTGTGATGCGGCCTGACTTGACATGAGCACGCCAGAAGGTAAAGTGAAGGCCAAGGTTGACAGGATGCTCAACCAGTTTGGGGTGTGGTTCTTCTCCCCCCAGGCTGGTCCTTATGGGCGGGCTGGCATCCCTGACAGGATCGCCTGTGTAGACGGGCGATTTGTCGGTATCGAGGTGAAGGCAGACGAAACCCGGAAGCCCACTAAGCTCCAGGTCCAGTGCATGGAAAAGATAGAGGCGTCAGGTGGAAAGTGCTTCGTCGTGTATGACGAGGCCACACTTGACAAAGCAAGAATGTACATTGCGGAGGTACTAGGTGTTAGTAGTCGAACAGGCAAAGGCCCTAGCCCTTAAACTGAACAACCCTGCCCGCGTTCTGGAGTCCGTCCCCACGGCGCGGATGCTGCGCCCGGATGTGCTGGTGCTGCCGCACCGGCTGGATGAGACCCAAGTCCTGCGGAACCTGGGCTTCGATGCACCCTCGCCGATCCTCCACTACTACGGCTGGCCGGGTCGCTTTAAGCCCTACGAACACCAGCGCCAGACGGCAGCCTTCCTGACGCTGCACAAGAAGGCCCTGGTGCTAAACGAGATCGGCACCGGCAAGTCCATGAGTGCGCTGTGGGCGGCTGACTACCTGCTCTCCACGCGCAAGGTATCGAAGGTGCTGATCCTCTCGCCCCTCTCCACGCTGGAGCGGGTGTGGAACGACGCCATCTTTATGAACTTCGTGGGCCGTCGCGCCGTGGTGCTGCACGGCACCGCAGAGAAGCGGAAGAAGCTGCTGAACAGCGACGCTGACTACTACATCATCAACCACGATGGCTTTGAGATCATCGCTGAGGAGGCCATCGGCAAGTTCGATCTGGTGATCGTCGATGAGGCGGCAGTGCTGCGCAACCCGGGCACGCGCCGGTTCAAGGTGATGCGCAAGTGGATGAGCCAGAACCCCGATGCACGGCTCTGGTTGATGACGGGCACACCGACGCCGAACGAACCGACTGATGCGTGGGCGCTAGCGAAGCTGGTGGATAGCCCGTTCTGCACATCAACCTACACGGCGTTCCGTGATCAGGTGATGATGAAGATCGGTCAGTACAAATGGCTGCCGCGCACAACCTCCATCGAGACTGTGCAGCACATCCTTCAGCCATCGGTGAGGTACACGCGCGACGAGTGCTTCGATCTGCCCGATACCGTGGTGCAGCATCGCCGCGTGGAGCTGACACCAGATCAGCGCAAGCACTATGATCGCATGATGCGCCACCTCGTCTCCGAGGTGCAGGGAAGTGAGGCAACGATCACGGCGGTGAACGAAGCCGTGAAGATGCAGAAGCTCGTACAGATCGCTTGCGGTGTCGCGTACGACGACGATGGCCGCAATGTGGAACTCGACTGCTCGCCGCGTGTAAGCCTCGTGTCGGAGATCATCGAGGAGGCTGGGCAGAAGGTTATCATCTTCGTACCGCTCACAGGCACACTGAACATGCTGGAGCGTGAGCTTGGTAAGAAGTGGTCAGTGGCGGTGGTGAACGGTGCAGTGAGCGCATCAGAGCGCAACACGATCTTTCGCAACTTCCAGGAGGCCAAGGACCCGCACGTGCTGATTGCCCATCCGGCTACGATGGCGCATGGCTTGACATTGACCGCTGCCAGTACTGTGATCTGGTACGGTCCGATCACCAGCAACGAGCAGTACGTGCAGGCGAACGGTCGCGTCGAACGCATCGGCAAGCGCCATGTGTCGAACGTGATCCACATCGAGGCGACAGACCTTGAGGCGCGGATCTATGACCGACTGAAGGGTAAGCAGAAGCTGCAAGGCTTGCTGCTCGACCTGATCCAACAACAAACGAGGTGAACAAATGCCTGAACTAAACGTGGATCAAGTGATCTCAGCGTACCTCAAGCTGAGGCACCAGAAGGATGCCGTGGAGAACGCGGCAAAGCAGGAGGTGCAGGTCATCAAGGATAAGATGGCCAAGCTGGAGTCGTGGCTGCTGTCGCAGGCCAACGAGCAGAGCGTCACTTCCTTCAAGACCAAGAGCGGCACGGCCTTCGTCACCACGACGGACTACGCGAACGTGGCTGACTGGGATGCGGTGCTCGCTTACGTGAAGGCGAACGAAGCCTTCGACATGCTGGAGCGGCGCGTCAGCAAGATCGCAGTGCGCGGCTACATCGAGAGCAAGGGCGCTGTGCCCGCTGGTGTGAACTACGGCACGAAGATCGAGATCAACGTGCGCAAGCCGACCGCCAGGGTGGATGACTGAGATGATCAAGGGGCTGGTAAGGAAGGTGGTCACCTGGGCGCTGAAGGATAAGTCCGCCGTGACGACCGAGTTTGGGGCACGCAATCTGACCGGCATGATCCGCGAGGGCAGCGTACCGGTGATAACAGTGTGGCCGATCTCCAACGGCTACCTGATTGTGAACGGTTATAACCCTATGATGATGAACGACCCCACGATCATCTACGTCAAGGATATCGCAGAGATTGGTGAGCAGATCGCCACCATGCAGGCGCGTGTTGCGATTGGGGTGCCGAGCACTGTGAAGCTCCGCCCTACCTTCAACATCGGCAGCCCGTGACTACCAACCCAGAGGAGAGAACTGTGAGCAACATCGTTCCCGCTAACATCAAGGTTCCGGCGCACCTCGCGGCGCGCGTCGGCAAGCCGTCTGCCCTGGCTCAGGCCATGGCCGGTGGCATCACTGGAGGCTCGGACTTCCCGCGCATCTCCATCAAGGGTGCGCGCTTCCGCATCGTTGAGGATGGCACCGAGACGGTGATCAACCAGACCAGCCTCGATGTGGTCGTGGTGGGCGCCAACCCGCGCCTGTCCAAGACGTGGTATGCCAAGGAGTGGAACAAGGATGCCGAGCCTTCGGCACCGGACTGCTACTCGCTCGATGGCGTCGGCCCGAACCCGGAGAGCACCAGCCCGCAGAGCGATCTGTGCGCGTCGTGCAAGTGGAATGCCTGGGGCTCCAAGGTGGCTCCGAACGGTCAGCAGCTGAAGGCGTGCTCCGACAAGAAGCGCCTCGCGGTGGTGGCTGCCGATGACGCCACGGGTCCGGTGTATCTGCTGGAGGTGACCCCGGCTGCGCTGAAGGGCCTGAACGCCTATCAGAAGGAACTGTCGGTGCGGGGCATCGCCCCTGAGATCGTGCGCACGCGCATCTCCTTCGACACCGATGCGTCCTTCCCGAAGCTGATCTTCAGCTTTGGTGGCTTCCTCGATGAGGCTGCCATGGAGGCCATCGACAGCCTGTCGGGTTCCGATCAGGTGGCCGAGATCACGGGTGAGAAGGCGCAGGCCGTGCCGGTGCAGCCCGCTCCGGTTGAGGCTCCGCGTCGTGCGCCGCTGAAGACGGTGGCTGCTCCTGCCCCGGCTCCGGTCGAGGAAGAGGAGGCTCCTGCTCCCGCCCCGGCTGCGCCGAAGCGTGGATTTGGTGCGGCGAAGGCAGCCCCGGCTGCTCCTGCCCCGGCTCCGGCTGCTGCTCCGAAGCCTGCGGCGAAGGCGGCTGCTGTGGCCCCGGCGGGTGCGTCGTCGCTGGCCGACGAGATCGCTGGCCTGCTCGACGAGGTGGGAGCCGATGACGCCTAAGGCCATCGACTTCAACAAGGTCGAAGCCCTCCGTCAGCACTTGATGCTGACGGCAGGGCAGCTGGCACAAATGCTTGGGGTCAGCCGCATGACTTACTACAACTGGTTGCGCGGCAAGCCCATCAGCAAGGCCAACGAGACCACCGCTCGTGCGGTGATCCGCAACCTGATCTTCCTCATGCACGCGCACCAGTGGCCTTCGGAGGAGATCACCAAGATGACTTCTAAGCAGAGGCACGAACGCCTGCTTGCTCTGCTCGCTGAGCGTTAATACACTTGGGTGGGGAGTTGCCTCCCCACCCACCATAAAACTAGGGTAGGGGAACCATGGACACGGCAGAGTTCCTTGGGCGGGTGATGCCGCCGCAGGGGTATTATTCCGTCATTACCATCCAGGGTAGTGCACCGCGTCAGCGGTTCGTCGATGACATCGAGACCCTGGCGGAAGTTGTGCTGCGCCTCAGCGCGCGTGGCGAGAACGTCTACTATGCCGTGTCGTCGTTCCGAGACAGCACGAGCCGCACGCAGAAGAACGTCCTACTCACCAAGGCGCTCTATCTCGACATCGACTGTGGCCCGGGTAAGCCCTTCGCCGACTGGAAGGAGGGGCTGCTGTGCCTACGTGACTTCATCGCTGGGAACGCGCTACCCAAGCCGACCATCGTATCATCAGGCAACGGCCTGCATGTGTACTGGATCTTGGATGAAGCCATCCCACCCGAGGACTGGCAGCCCATGGCTGACCGCCTCAAGGCTCTGATCCCGCGCGATCCCACCAGTGGCACGCCGATGTTCGATCCGGCGGTGCCTGCCGACAGTGCGCGTGTGCTGCGTGCTCCAGGCACGACGAACCCGAAGGGCAACAAGACCGTCCGAGTGCTGATCGAAGCACCAGAGGTGCCCGTCGCTGAGATGCGCCGCGTGCTGGGAAACCCCCAACCTCGCATAGTGCAGGCACAGAAGTCCAACGTGCTGGCATCGATGGCGGTGAAACAGGAGTTCCCGCCTTCCGACCCAGTGACCGTTGAGCGCAAGTGCGCGCAGGTTGGCTGGGCTGCGGGCCACCAAACCGAGGTGGAGGAGCCGTTCTGGTACGCCCTGCTGGGCATCGCAGCTTTCTGCCAGCAACCTGAGGAGACGGCGCTCGCATGGAGCGAGCAGCACCCGGGCTTCGACGAAGCCAAGACCCTCAACAAGCTGGCTCAGTGGCGCTCCAGGGCCACGGGTCCTACCACCTGCAAGAAGTTTGAAGAGCTGCGACCTGAGGGCTGCAAGAAGTGCCCGCTGAAGGACCGCATCTCCACACCGGCTGCGCTGGGCATCCAGTACCAAGAGGTCGCCATCGCAGAGGACGCGCCAGATGAGGGCGCTGAAGCCATCCCCATGCCTCATGGGTTCAAGCGGGCGGCGCAGGGCATCGTGCTCAGCCTGGACGGTACGGACATCCCCCTGTGCAGCTTCGACATCTATCCGCTGAGCTACGGGCGTGACGAGTCCCTGGGCTACGAGACCGTCCGCTACCGCTGGAAGCGTCCGCATGTGGGCTGGCAGACCCTGACCTTCCGGCAGGCGTACTTACCCGACAACGCAGCTCGGGAGTTTGCCAGCACCATCGCCGACCAGGGCATTGTCCTCACTACACGCAAGCAGACGGAGACATTTCAGCACATGCTGCGCTCCTACATGGAAGAGCTGCGCAAGCTCCGCAGCGTGACCAACCTCTACTCCACGATGGGGTGGAAGGAAGACAACACCCAGTTCCTCATCGGCGACACTCTCATTCGACAGAACGTCGGTGGCTCCGTGGTGCACGACGATGCCACCACGGCATCGGCCATCCAGCGTAACTCCGAGGCCATGTTCACCTCATCCGGGAGCGTGGAGGAGTGGGCATCGTTCACGGCGCTGTTGGAGAAGGCCAACATGCCGATCCATATGTTCGCCCTGTGCGTGTCGTTCTCAGCGCCCCTCTACCAGTTCTCCGGTCTCAAGGGCCTGACGATCAGCCTCTACGGGCAGACCGGTGCGGGCAAGACGCTGGCTCAGCTGTGGCAGCAGTCCATCTGGGGCGACCCAACCAAGCTCCACTTCACAGCGAAGTTCACTCAAAACGCCCTCTTCGCTCGCATGGGTCTCTACAACAACCTGCCGGTAACTATCGACGAGACCACCATGCTGCCGCCCAAGGAGGTGGGTGACTTCCTCTACTGGGTGACACAGGGCCGGGACAAAGCCCGCCTTACCCGCGCTGCTGAGGAGCGCGACCACAAGACCTGGGCGACAGTGGTCATCACATCGGCCAACCGGTCCATGGCCTCCATGCTGGCGGCAACGGGGATGGAGTCCGACGCGCAGATGGCGCGCCTCCTCGAAGTCACGATGAACCCCCACCCCCTCTTCGTCCGCAGCACCGATGCAGGCAAGCGGATCTACGACTTCATCACCAGCCACCACGGCACTGTCGGTCAGGCGTTCCTAGATGCACTGGTCGCCATGGGTGAGGCGGGTATCCGGGCTGCGCTGGCCCACCACCGGGAGCGGTTCTTCCAGAAGTACAACTGCGCCTTCACCGGCAATGAGCGGTTCTGGGAGCAGGGCATCGTCCTGGCCGACTTCGCTGGCGAGATGGCAGCATCGCTCGGCCTGATCCAATTCGACTACACCAAGGGCATCAAGGTCGTCCTCACGCAGATCGGTGCCATGCGGAAGGTTGTGCAGGAAAACAGCCTGGATACTTTCGACCTCATCGCCGAGTACCTCAACGTCCATGCGGGCCAGACCCTCCAGGTGGTCCACAACGGCAACCCGAAGCCCTTCATCGACGAGAGCCGCCTGCCACGCGGCGAGGTGCATGTGCGCTACGATCTCTACGGGCCGAAGGGTTCCATCGCTGGCCCCTTCGATGGCGGCACCGTCACGCTGGATCGGCGGCACTTCAAGCAGTGGGTGGCG